CCAAATGTTGCATCTACACTTAAAATCTTTGTACTTTTAGGAACAAGTCTTTTATCCCAAGGCTTATGATTTTCATCATAAAAACACTCAAAAAGATACTTTTGAAAAAGCATCTTCCACTCTTCATCCATTGTTCTATCCACTAACTCATGTATCTTACTTCCAAAGAAAGGTCTTACTACTCTAGAACCTAAAGGAGTTGTAACAATTCTGTTAAAACTCTCCTCTTCATTTGCAGTAAAATTGTTAGTATTTAAAACTTTTAAACTCATTTTTATCCTACAAATACATTAGATGAACCACTTGCAGGGTGTCCACAAGTAGCAGTATTTCCCTCTTTACATACAGGAATACCATTTATAAAAACATTTTTAGAATTTGCAATCATTACAGGACCTGCATGAACTCCAGAACCATGAGGAGCAACAGGGTCAGCATCTACTGAAACTAAAGAACCATTTGCATAAACAGTCCCATCTTGTTTTACACCTGTAATAACTCCACCTGCACTATCAGTTCCAACTCTACAAATTCCACTCATCTAATCAACCTTAATTTAAATCTATTCTTGAACCATCAATATCTACATCTCCTGCAGCTTCTATTTTTATATTTCCACCTGCTTTTAATGTAATATCTCCGACACAATCAACTTCAAACTTTTTACTTTTTGAGTCATAAACAAATCTTGTTTTATCTTCAAATTCAACTATTGTTGTATGTTCATTTGCACCATGAGGCTCTTTACAAGCTCTATTAAAAATAGATCTAATAATAAATCCACTGTTTGCATTTCCAAATGGACTTATAACTAGAACTTGCTCTCCTACTTTTATAGGAAACCAAACCTTTGCAAAAGAGTTAGCAAAACTAAGAACAGGTAAAAACTTTGTTACTCTTTTATCTTCTCCATCATCATGTACTATCACTTTTGCTAAAGCTTTTCCCTGTGATGATTTTGTAACACTTATAGTTCCAACTTGAACAATGTTTTCAATTCTTCTTAGTAACTCTCTTAAACTCACTTTACTTTCCTAAAACTTTAAATATTTGTTTACAAGTTTTGGGAATAGCTCCTCTATAAAAATAATCGCTCTTGTTCCCATATGTGAAGCTATTCCTATACAACCTGCTGTAAGTAGCTCATTTAAACCTGCACCTTTACAAATCAAGTAAGTTATCACTCCCACAAAACCAGAGATAACCATATCTCCGATAAATTCACTTAGATTAAATCTTTCAATAATTCCATTTTTTCTTTTTCTTATATAAGAAGTTACTCCACCTGCAAGGCTAAGTAAACTTACATAAGCAATAATCCACGTGTACTTACTTAAAAAAGTCCAAATTGTTTCCATTTACTACCTACCAATACACCAAAATAAATATTTCTATTCTTCTTTTTTTCGTGACTTTACTTTTAAGTAAATCTCCTCTGCTTTTTTAGCACCTGCTCCAGCTTTTTCTAAACCATCATGGACTTTTTCACCAAGATTGTATGCTTTCTTGCCCTTTTCATAAACATTAGCAGCAGTTGAGGCAACTGAACATCCACTAAAAACTAATAAAGCTGCTAAACTTAATACAAAAACTAATAAGCTTTTCATCTAAACTCTCCTTTATAAGTTATATTCATTTTTTTATTTCTCTTTTTATTTACCCAATATGCATCAGCACCAGCAACTGCAACAGCAATAAAGTATTTTGAAGCTCTTGCAAGTCTAAAAACTCTTGTAAACCAATTTGAACCATTTATCACTATTACACAAAGATTTAATAAAAAGATTGCATTTGCAAATAAGAAGTCTGCATAAGTTTCACCCTCTTTAAACATCCAATCGTGTATATCACAAGCTTTTTTTATACATAAACCATAAAAAGTATTAGGAACTTTTATTCCACCTTTTGCTCCACAACCATTACAAGTTTTATCTTTTTGTTTTTTAGTTGCATTCCAATATGTTTTTGGTGCATATAGTTTAAGACCTTCATTTTTATTTAATTGCATCTAAGTCTCCTACAACATTTACTTCAGCTCTAATCAAAAAGATGTCTTTTGTCTTTTTGTTCTCTTCTACAATTTCACTTTCAATAACTTCCAAATCTGTATCAATCGTAGCCATCATAAGATCATTAAAAAAAGCTTCACTATTTTTAGGAGCAACTTTTAAACCAAAAAAAACGTATTTATAAACTAAATCTTTAGGCTTTCTTCGTAATGTTACTACCTCAAAGTCAGTTCCAGCATGTTTTTCTATTAAAGTTTCAATTGCCTCTTTAGCTTCAGTTTCATTTAAATACATAAGTACGATACCTCGTCTGTTTCATCATTGTTTGTTTTATTCAAAGCAGAGTTTGCACGATCTAACCAATAAGATTGAAAAGTCTTTACATCTTTAAATGTCTGCAATGACTCTTCATACTCGTTAACTCTATCTTGCATCTCAATCCAAAGAAGTGGAGCCAAGTAATACAAAGTCTTAGAACCAATAACCTCTACTTTTTGAAGGTCATCTTCAAACTCTACATGAGAGTAATCCCAAATAGATCTATTTAAATGTGGTTTTACTTCATCCTTAGACATACTTAAAGGAAATAATCCCTTTAAGTCATCAATATTTACAGGCTCACTCATGACTGCACCTCTATGTTGTAACTGTCACTTCAATTGTTTTTGTTGAAGTGCCATCATTAACAGTTACAGTTGTAGTTCCTGCTGCAACACCCTTAATTGAAATAACCCCTGTAGCACTTGCATATGTAACTGTTGCAATATCAGTATCATTAGATACCACTGACACTCCTTCAACTCCAGTACCAGCTGCACTTTGAATAGTTTTTTGAGTTGTACCACCAACTGCAACTGAAGCATTTAATCCAGTAATAGATAAAGGAACAATTGTCATGTAAGTAACATATTTGTGCACATCAAATTCATAATCAGGGAATACAACAAACTTGTATTTTAATGCTGATTCATCATCGTCATACCATCTACTTCTTTTAACTCTTGAAGAAATACCAAAAATCATATTTTTAAGTGGAGTTAATAAATACTCACCATTTTCAATATCTGCACTTACTTCAATTGGCATTTGCATAAATGTTTTTTTATCAGCACTTAAAAGAGTTGCAAGGTCTTTATATTTCTCTGCAATTTCAAACTGATAATCCATGTAGTCTGAAGCACTCATTAAAATAGATGCCATACCTTTAACATCATCATGTGCATTTTTAACAAGATGTTTAAGTCTCATTAAAATAGAATCATTTGAAGATGTAGGTTTATTTACATTTTTACTATCTCTAGCAATTTGAAACCAACCTTTAGCTAATTTGTTAAAGTCTGCTTCATGATCATCACTATCTGCAATACCAATAATTCCTAAATACTGTAAATCATTTGAGAAGATAGTGTTGAAAGCTGCAAATTGCTCTTTTTCAAAATTTGGATTATCTTGATTGTCTTCTAAAGCTTCATCAAGAATCTTTGCATTAAGCTCAACACCATTAGTCATATCAAGTTTACAACCAATTTTTCCAAGCTTTTTTAGGTTCGCATCTGGTGCTTTAAGTCCTGACTTGTGTCTTGTTAAAATACCTTTTGCAGTATCCCACCCATCTCGTTCTTTAGTCAACTTACCAGTAATATCAGTTGTAACTTTTCCAAGTAAATCATGAGAAGCAATAATTGCTTTTACAAAAATTCTTCCTTGTTTTGGTGTTAAACTTCCTGATAACCTAGCATCTGTTGCACCAAGAGCACCACTTTTAGCAATGTTGTTCAGCCTCATAATTCCACTCATTATAAAATCCCTTCTAATTCATCTTCTTTTTCAATTTGTTGACCTTGAGGGGCATCATTTTGCTTACTTTTTTTTAGAGTTTCTTTTGTTTCATTATCACTTTTTTGTAATGTTTGAACTTGCGTTTGTAACTCACCTACTTGTTTTGTCAATGGCTCAACAGCGTCTTTTACAACAGTTGCTATTTGCTCTGGTGTCATTTCATCATCTCCTTCTTTTTTAGATTTGTCAATTTGTTTGTCATAACCAGCATTTAGATTGAAACCTACATATCCAAAAGCTTTTTTCATTGCATCAATTAAGTCATTCAAAGAAATATTTTTATCATCTGCTTTTGATACAGTTTCATCATCTTCTTTTGTTGCAGTTCCAGCCATAGAGATACCAGCAATATCTCCATCTTTTACTGCTTTTTTAAGTTCTTCATCTTCAAGCTTAATTGCAACTGCCCAAGAACCAATAGGTTCATCAGGGAAAATTGCATCATTTTCTTTTAGAATCCAACTTTCAGCTACATAAGCCTTTTCAATCTCAAAGGTATGGTCTTTATCCACATTACCTGTGTTTTTATTTTTCATAAAGTCATAAGCAGCTTTTAAAATTTCATCAGCATTCGTATAATCCCCATCAGTATCAACTGAAGCTGGAGCAT